CCGTTATCATGTTTTAAGGTCAAAGTGTCAGTTGGGGCAAGTGTATAGGTAAGTTGCAAGGGCCACATAAGCATGGCCTTATAATTAGTGCCGGAAACGTTTTGCATCCACCAGGCATAGGCAAACGAGTCGGTTTGCGTTCTGGAGCCTGGCGCTTTCCACCAATTTGTTGCAGACGAATAAAGTATTTGAGGAAGAAAAGAAGATGTTTGCTGTAGTTGGGCCGCATTTCCTGTTCCTGATGCTATTCCTGAAGTAAAAGAAAGAGTACCGTTTGATGATGTTGCCGATATTGCTGGCGATGAAGCTGTAGAATCATCAAGATTTGAATCACATCTAAAATGCCTATAAACATAAGAAGTATTTGAAGCTCTTGCCGCTGCTTCCGCCGGGCTTCCACCGTTATAGATTCCCGCTATTTCCCCCGATGAAAGCGAGTGGTTGAAAACGCGCACATCGTCAACGTAAGCGTATAGAGCTCCCGAAGAAGGAGAGCCGATCCTGATTCCGTTAAATAACGATTTCCCCATGGCCATCATATTGGTGGTCCATGTGGTCATCGACTCGGCGCCACCGTTGACGCTCAGGTAGCTAGCGCCGCCTGTTACTCGGATGGTGAAGAACACCCACACCCCGGTAGAACACGCCGCAGAAGTGCCGTTGAACGTAAGCCCACCATATTTCTGGTCATATATTAGCTGGGCTGTCGATTGTCCCGCAGTGCCTGTTAGTAGACTTACTAAATTAGTAGAAAAGCTTGTCAGGTAAACCCACCCTGTAACCGACCATGACAAAACGCCGTTGGCTGCTTCGGTTGTATCTGCCGCCATGAAGCCTGAAGCCGCCCCGCCTGTGCCGGTGCACCCGAACCGATACATTGACGCGCTGCTGCTTGTTACCGCACCGGTTGAACCTCCGAGCTTGCCGGGGACATAAACGGGGCTGTTGTTGTCTGCTAATAGGTCAAACGCGCCAATGCTGTCGTAAAGGTTGCCGTTGAATTTGTAATAGTGAATGAGTGCCACGGATTAGCCCCACTTCGGTATATCGGCTCGAATATGGGCCAAGGCTGCTTGGTTAAATTCCAAGCCTACCAAATCTGTAACCGCTTGCAATTGTCCAGCCGGGTCAATCGTAGTCTCGGGAAACGCCACCCGCATTCTATCGGCTTCGGGCCAGGCTTGAAACAGGCTCTCCAGGCTTGCCACCTGGCTGGTGATTATTTCCCGCGCCTCTTCACTCGAAAGGTCATGCCGCAGAGTTGAATAGGATGCCACGGTGGTTTCAATGTCTCGGGTGGTCCAAACCAAAACCTTCCGATCAACCGGGCATGCCTCAACGAATGATTCCATCATGCCGGGAATAAATAAAAGTCGGTGGCTTTTGATGCCCCAAACTTCCGGCATGGGTCGCACGGCAAAATAAGCTTCCCATCCGATAAACCCTTCAACTTCAAGAATCTTGTCCTTGTAGCTGCCGGTTGGATGCCACTTGACCCAATCGCGCTCCACCGGCGCCGGGTTCATGTCTGCCCCGGATTCATGCAAGAACCGCGCCAACAATGAGGTGCCGGCGCGGTAGGTTCCTGCAACAATCACGCAGGTTGCCATATTAGTTCTGGAAGCGTAGCGGGCTTGAGATCGTCACCGAAAACGTGCCGGCGGTGCTGGTCACATCGGTGCCAAAATCCACGTAGGCAACAAGTTCATCGGCGCTTGCAAGGCCGCCGCGGCTCTTGTAAATCACACCGGCGCGGGCCGTGATGGTCGCCGTAGTCCAAGACGTGATTGCGAATGTAATATCTTCGCGGTTGTTCGTGTTGTCTTTGGTGCAGGTTGCCGCCGCGGCGTTGCCGCCGGTGGTGTAGCCGGTGCCGGAGACTTCGTTGGTAACGTCTGAGCGCTTGGCGTGAGTCTTGGCCGCGGTGTAACTAGACGTTACAAGAATCATCTTGAAGGTGTCGGTATCAAAATCAATTGACCCCTTAACCGTGTCATCAAGGCATGAATTGTAAATCAGGCTTGCCATGTCAAAACCCCCTAGTTAATGAAAGAATCTGTCACCTGGTATTGTAGTCCCTGCCCGGTAATGGCCTGAAGCTGTGGGAGCAGGTCTTGCAATGTGTCCTTCAATCCAAGGCGCCGGTATCGTACTTCAAGCACCGCACCATAGAAGGCGTTCCGCCGGAGTCCTACGCGCACCCTGCCCGCCGCTATGATGCCCGCAATGTCTGTCGGGGCGAATGTCACATTGGCTTGCAAGAATCCGGTGCGCTTGTTTGGGTACTCTCCGGGCCGTGAGGCGCCGGTATAGCGTACCCTGCCGTTGGCCCGTACTGCCGGCGCCGGCTTGTTCAAGCGCCGCTGGTGTTGACTCATAAGGTAAACCGCGGCGCGAGCCAGTTTACTAGCCTGCCGTTGGTCCATCTCTTCGGAAGGCCTGCCGCCAGGTCCGGTAAGCGCCGCGAAGGCTTGGGCCACGCCGATGGAAAGGTTCACGCTAAAACCTCCCCATAGGTAAGGTGTCCGCCGACTTTGTGGGCGCCGTTCAAGTATAGAATCAGGTCCTCGCCGACCCCGGTTTGAAGCACGGGCATTCCACCCGAGGGCCAATTGTCGCCGAGGTGAATTGCCGCGCTGCTACTGGCTCCCATGTGCATCTCTCCGCTTAATGCGGTGGCGCCTGATTTCCATATGAAATAATTGTTTTGCGCCGAAAACAGAATATAGGCATAAACACGAAACCTCTTGCCGGGAATGCCCGCCAAGATTACGTTGTTGCCGCTTGTCGAAGCGTCAATGATGGCCGTCTTCATATCGGCCTCATTCGTGTAACCTTCTGGAACGGGCCCGCTAATGCTTGCTGTGCCGCCTGCAGCTTCTGAAGCTGCTCGGTGAGCATGGAAAGGTAGCTGCCCCACGATATCGACTGTCCGCCCACCGAATAGTCGGGCTTGGGCTGGGTTGTTATCTCTCTAATCTGCGCCGCCACATTTGCAATGGCCGCGCCGATGTCATCCGCCGGTGTTGGCATGGTCTGGCTCCACTACCACAAGGGGGCGCGAATGGGCGAGACTGTACATATCGCAATAGCGCCGCTTGGCGTCTACGGTGTTAAAAGCTTCCACTAGTCGCCGCGGGGTAAATTGCCCGGAGACTTCGTAAATGCGAAGCACCGGGGCCGCTTCTGCCGCCGGTGCTTGCTTGGTTGGCTTCGCTGGTACTGCGCTCATTAGTTCTTGTTCCGCACGATGTGCCAAGGGCTCCACACTGATGGTACGCCCCTCTCATTGGCGAAGTAAGCCGCCACGATGCCGCGGTCCAGCATTTCATACTGGTTTGGCGCCGCTTGCGAAACTGACAAGGGGTAGTTCTGCATATAACGGAAGGCCTTGCCGGATTCAAAGGCCCACCAATATTCGTCGGCGTTGGCCTGGGAGATGTTCAAGCCGTCGGCTGCAATGCAGCGCTGTTCAAGCAATGGGGAGGTGATAATCTCCATTCCCGTATACGGTGCGCCGGGGCTCACTGATACGTTCAAGGGGTTGCTCGTTGTCTGTGGGGTTGTTGCGCCGGCGCCGGTTCTGCGCTCGGTGCTGGTTGCCGCCATGATCAGGTTAGCCGTTGCAATGCGCGCCGGGTTCACCACAATCGTATCCGGTTTAGTCAAAATACGCTTGCCGGTGGCGGGGTCTTCCTGCCGCATGAACAGCATCATGGCCGCTTGAATAGCTGTCCAGTCCGTGAGTGGGTTGGAGTGGTCGTTCAGATAGCCAAGGGTTCGGCTTGTCTGGTACGTGTTGTAAGCGCTTCCGGACCAGTTGAAAGAGTTGGCCGCGCCGATGAAGAGGTCAATAACCCGAAGCTCTTTTCGGTATGCGATTTCATCGCCCACCGCCGCCGCGGATTGAAGAACCTGCCCGGAAAGGTCATAGAAGACGGCTTCCTTGGAAACTTCCACCGCCAAGGCGAACTCTGCGGTTTCGGGTGTTTGTACCCATTTCTCGCCGAATTGCGCGCGCGGGTGAGGCTCTCCAGGTTTGCGCTCTTTTGCCTTGTCGCCGATGCGCGAGATGCCGATGATTTTCTGTCCGTTAAGCTTGGTGGGCTCCGCGGGCATAAGCTTGTCGGCGATCAAAGATGGGTTGCTGAAGGCTTCAAGGATCTTCACCTCGACAAGCCCACCCACTACCGAAGTAAACGTGTTGATATTCAAGAACGCGGTTGGGTCGATACCCACGCCGGTGTTTTCAAGCAGGTTCCGCGGGTCGCCGGTGTCAAGCAAGGCCCGGGCTGTGGTGTAGCGATTCAGGGCCTGGCTGTCTGGCGCAAACAGGCTGCGCCATGATGGGCCGACGATTCCTTCGGCCAGCTCGCTGAGGCTGAAAGACTCGGGGCGAAGGGCGCGTTCTTTTAGGATGCGGTTGCCTGCAAGATCCCGGTGGTCATTGCCGTTGGCGTCGCACAATCCAAGGCCTTGCTTCATTTCGGTGAGAAAGCGCCACCTACCGTTGCTCTGTTTTGAGCGAGATTCAAACAAACTGCGGATCTTAACAGGATTCATAGCTACACTCCGTTGGTTTGGTTATTGATCAAAATACTTGGCGGGCCGCTTTGCCGTAAATGCGACACCGCACCGATGTGGTGGCGCTGGGGTAGTTGGCCACTACCACGCCGATGGCCTCGGTGGTCAAGCTGGTAGTGTCAACCTTCTGGTTTTGGATTGCGCCGGCTGCCGCGGTGCCTGAGCTAAACGCGGTAACAAGCGCTCCCGCTACCCATGTTTGGCTTGCGCATTCGGCCTCGTAAATGCAGTCGGTTTCAACCGTGACCGTGCCGTCGGTGGTTTGTGCTGCAATCCTGGCGCTTCGGGCCACGCCAACAATGTTGTCGTGGACAAACACTTGATCGGTGTTGACCGTGCCGGAAGCCACCTTGGAGCTTAACGGCTTGGCGAATCCGTCCCCGGTGTCGAGGTAAAGGATGTCGCCAATATCAATAGCAATGCCACCCTTTGCCGCATATACCACGGTACGCGTCATAGTCGGCTGAACGAAACGTGATCCACCAAATGCCATGATGAGACTCCCTTGTGTTTGTAATTAGTTGGCAAGCCAGGTGAACAATGCGGGCCCGGTTGGAATGCCGTTATTGTCGGTGGCGCCGGTGCGCCCCTCCGTCATATAGCTACCGCTCCGGGGCGCCTTGGATTTTTGCGCCAATGCAAGGCGCTGTACTTGGCGCGCCGCGGTCTCCCTTGGCATGCTAGCCAAGTCTCGGAGCAGGTCCTTGGAAGGCTTCAAGCCCACCGCTTCGCATAGCTTGCGGGCGTTCCGGATGGCCTTAGCCTGAAGGCCTTCCATCGCGGGCTTCTTCTTTTCTTCGGGCTCTTCGTCCATTTCTGGGGTGTCGTAGCCTTCGGTGGCTTCGTCATCCATGGCCTTCTTGTCTTCGTCTTCTGCTTCCATCGCGGGCTTCTCTTCCTCGCCGTCGTAGGCTTCTTCGGAAGGAACTTCTTCCTCGCCGCCAAGGCTCATAGCCAGTTGGTCAAGCAGGTCCTTCAATTGCGAAACGATTTCCGTTGTATCCATTTTCGTTGCTCCTGTGGATTCGGGCATGCCTGTAGTTGTTGGCTTGATTCTTAAATATTTTCCGCCGTCAACTTCTGCGGGGCTCTTTGGCATTTCTGGAGGATTTCTAGTCGCCTTAATTTCAGCAACATCAGTATGGCGCGCTATAATGTCCATTGCTTTGTTCCATGCTCTCTCACCTTCTATCGTGTGCGCGTTTGCAGCGTTTTGGCGCGCAATCGTGTAAATTCTGCTCCATTCCTTGAAAACAGAATAGGGGTCTTTGCTGCTGGCTTCTTCAATTGCTTTTTTAGCTTCCATATATCCCGATGCAATCTTTCCTTTTAATGCGTCCCATGAATCATCGGATAGAAGCATCACTTCCTTGCCGGTTAGCTTCGCCTTGGGATTCCACTTGTTTACGTATGTATCGCCCTTGCGCTCCCATTGATTTTTTGTGAGAAAAACGTGCCGTTGATCAAAGCGCTTGTTGTTGATCTTGCGTTGGGTTTCGTTTGTTGGTTCTGGTTCGAGGGGCCAATTGTTCGCGAAGGGGCCCGCGTTAGCTTCAAGCATTTTTGACTCGCTTAGGCTCTTGGTTGTTGCCGGATCTGCTACGAGGTCCACGTGCCGCACCTCCACGATTTTACTTACGACGAATACCCCGTCCTTATTCTCTTCGCCTTCGCCTTGGGCATTGTGACTCATGCCGAATGCGTCTGGCATGCGCTCCGCCGCTTCGCAGATCCGTTCCGCCATGGGGTGGGTTTTGAGGTACACCAGGTCCCCGTAAAGGCCTTCGCCCTCCACCCACCTAATGCGGGTAAGCTTGCCGAATCTGTCGTAGGCGCTGCGTTGTTGGTCGGGGCTGTCTTTCGGGTGGTCGATGTTAACGTGAACGCCTTCGTACAATTTCTTGGCCGCTTGGATGGCCGCGGGAAGGTACTGCCTGCCATTCTCGCTGACAAGGCCGAGGATCTTCACGTTGGCAATGGTGCCGGCTTCCCGATTAACTCGGATGCCGCGACCACTCAGAACAGATTCGTGTATGGGGCGTCTCATGGGGTTCAAGTATAAACACCGGTGCCGTATGGGTCCAAAAGCTTCGCCCAGCGTGATTCCTGCCCGGAGTGCTCGGCGCTCCAATCGCACCGCCTCTTCCAAGCGCTTTCTATCTTCTGAACTTAAACCCTTCTTACTTTTCTTGCTTCGCTTTTTAGGCTTCGGATTTTCCGGTTCTTCTTCTACTTCTTCTTCGCCTTGTTCTTCGTCGCCTTCTTCCTCTTCTTCATCCCATCGGCGTTCATCTTCCGCGGGTTCCGCTGCCGCGGTTTCCGTCGGGAAGTCCCATGGGTCGCCGCCGCTGGCTGCCCCGGCTGGCTCCCAATTGGCTTCGCCTTCTTCATCTTCCCAACGTCGTTCATCTTCTTCGGGTTCCGGCTGCTCCGCCGCCAGGGGTGGCGCCACCGCGCCGCGGGCGAATGGGTCATCGTCCCACGGGTCGGGGTCCGGTGTTGCCACCGCGGTGGGCGCCGTCACCCATTCGCCTTCCTCGTCATCCCAAGCTCGTTCCGGCTCTTCCGCCGGTTGCATCGGTGGTTCTGCCGGCGCTGGCGCGTCATCGTCCCAATTGAACGGCTCGGTTGAAACAGGAACCACGGGGCGCTCGGGATCGTAGGCGAAGCTTGGATCGTCTCGCACTAAATAGATTTGATCTTTGAAGAAGCTGAGCTTGTCGGGCTTCTTGATTTCTCCGGCCTGACTCCTCATCAGGATGTCCCACAAAACGTAATTCGGGTCCGATGACTTAACGTTTTCACCCGCCGCCGCTGATAAATCTTCTTCCGGGTTGCCAAACAACAAACCAGACCATTCATACCCCGTGCGCATGGTTTGAACGATTTCATCGTAGAACGGAAAGTTGGTGTGATCATCCCA